CATGGAAAGAATGATTCTTGGACTCACCCATGTCCCAGCCTCCGAGCAAGACGGTGCATTGCGGGGTTGGGACGACCACCTCCCAGTCGGTCTGATCCCCATCGACTTTACCGACGACGTGGATATCTTCGTCCCAGACATCGCTGAAATGCCCGTCGGTGACGTCCTGCTCCCACAGACCCAATATGAAACGTGCCCGGAGTGTCTTCCGTTTGGAATAACGAGCTTCTAGTTCACGCCGCTCTCTGGGATCCAGCTGCGGGTTATCGTCGATCATAACTCGGATCCGGTGCAGGCCTTCTTTAAAAATGGAGTCCTCCTCACTCTCTAGTGGTTTATCTTTGAACTTAAACCAGCGGTCATGCATCCAGTTGTTCGTTCCCGTATTGGGCGGGTTACAATCGCAGATGATCTGATGCTCCTCATATTTCACGTTGGGCCACATCCGTAGCGCATCGCAGAAGATATCGAAGGCATGTTCATCGCAGTATTGGTCGAACTCAGAGAGCCAGAACATAGAGTAAGCCGGGCCTTTAAACTTAGCCTCCACCTCGCTGGAATGTTCGAGGGAATGACATTGAATCTCCGAGATGGTCCCGTGCCGGTTACGGATCCGTACGAACGACATCTTAGAGTCACCGGTGGTCTTGGGCCCCTCCACCACCACGAACCCGTAACAGTTCTCCTTCCAGATATCGAGCATCCTGGCCAGCAACACCCATACACCAGCGCTCTTGGCGTTCTTGATAGTCTTGGTAACGATGGCGATCATCGCACCGTTAACATCAAAGGCGTGACGGAGCACCTTGTGGAGAATGGCGAATGTCTTTCCGCTCTTACGTGGACCGTGAACTAAAAGGTAACGATGGTAATCGTTGAAAATCTCTAGCTGCTTGAGGTTCATCGGTGGATACCAAACAGGAGGCTGTGAATCATCGTAAATAAACCCTTCCTTATTGACCTTAATCATAGCCGCTGTGCATTATCCGAATAATGAATGAAAACCAAGCTCAACAACTCTATCAGGAAATATTTCGCGAAGATAGGATCGAAAGGTGGGAAATCTGGCAAAGGGACGGCTATACGAAAGGCGGTGTGCGCACGAGCGTCCGCCATCCGTTGGCGGACTGTCCGATCAAGAAAACAAAAATCTGCGGCGTAATATATATTAACGGCTATCGTCTTATATTTATGCCATCTCACCCAAGGGCTACCACTGCTGGATGCTATGTGTTCGAGCACATTCTTATTTGTGACATAGTAATTGGTAGATTTCTCATGCCGCCTGCAGTTGTTCATCATTCTGATGAGGTCAGAGATAACAATGTTCCTGGCAATCTCGTTATTTGCCAGGATTCTGGTCATCATCGTGAGATTCATAGAAGAATGGCAGCACAAAAGGAATGCGGAAATCCGTGCTGGATTAAGTGCAGTATATGCGGACATCACGATAACCCGGATAATATGTATGTGTTCATGGGACGTGGACGGCACCGTGAGTGCAGAAACTCAGCACAAAGGGAAAGATATTCTAGTTGCGTATCCAACTCCTAAATGGTTGTTTCAATCTCTATGGCATCAACACTTACTTTGGATACATCAGAGCCAGATACCAAATCACTTGTAGATGGTTGGAAGGATTCAACCGAATATACATTGACCGTGGTGATTAGGACTGGAACTGGCGACGCCAGAAATGCCTGCACCGTGTTGGAGGTGATAGAGGAATCAGAAAGTATTCCAGAAGAGGAAGCTGAAACCGAAGCTGAAGTCGAAGAGGCTCCTGCCTATGCACCTAAGGCTGCTGCACCTGCACCCGTTAAATAAGTGCCAGCTCCAATCCAGCGGTTAACCGACAAGCATAAGCTCGACCCAAAGAGCTTAAAGAAAGCCTTTAACTCCGATGACATGGAGGAAAGGCCTAAGGTCAAGAAGCTCGTCGAATCTATCCGCGATGTAATCCGTGATGGGATCAACCGTAACCAACGCGATTATCGTCTCTATAAGGCGATGGATTGGGCCTACGATAGCCCGTTTTATCAGGTATCCTATACGCAGTTAAAGGGGATCATATCCAGCAAGCCAGATGATAAGAAGGTGATGGAGACCGTGCGTAATTGGGGTTTATCGCACCTGCTACCGGATATTATCGAGGACGGAAAGATCTGCTGCAATCAAGACGGCTCACACAAGAAGGCACTGAACATCCCGGTGTTCTTTAACATCTTCGTCCCCATCGTGATGGCTTACATCACTATCCGCTGGGCCAAGCTGTTTAATGATCGGAATTTAAACCCGCTTTATAAGTACGAGCCGGTCCAGTTCACCAAAGAGAATCGATTCCGTTGCGAGGTGATGACCCAGATCGTTCAGCGCATGGCCACCCAGTTCGATTATAAGGGAGACCTGCGTCAGTCTATCTTCCAGTCTTTACTCTATGGGTTCTGCATTAATTTCCCACGAGAAGCCTGGTTCGTAGAGAAGCAGGAGGATGAGAAGGGGAAAGAGAAAATCGTCAGGGAAGGGCTGCGGTTTAATATGCCGCATCCGTCCAGGATCTATTACGACCTTTATCACCGGCTCTCTTCCCTTGGATCCAACACCGGATGTGAATATGCAGGCTATTGGGAATTGTGCCGATACAAAGACATCCACGATAGCGAACTGTATTGGAACAAAGACAAAATCAGTTATGGAGCCCTCTCCTGGTTCGACATCGGTAAGAGCGATTTCCTGGATCATGTATTCCCATGCACCATGCAGTTCCCCGCCCTCAATGGGGAGGGCGTCGGAGGAGCCGGGGCGTTGGACCGGCAAGGTGACGCAGCCAATACCTATGGACAGGGGGACTTCAATGCCGCCACCCTTGTTACCCAACATTTTCAGAGGATCATCCCCAAAGACTGCGGATTGGGAACTTATGGACATCCTGTTTGGTTCCGGTTCGTATACGCCAGCGACACGACCGTAATCTGGGCTGAGCCGTTGGCCTTCGACAGGTTCCCTGTCTACGCCTTCGATGCGGATTTTAACCGAGCCAAGTTCCGGAGCTTAGCTTTGGAGATCATGCCTTTCCAGGATCACGTGGGGAACCTGCTTTCCCAATGGATCCTTTCGGTGAAAGAAAACCTAATCAATCCTGTCTTCTACGACAGGGAAAAGATCCCTGCAGAATATTTGAAGCAGTTAGAGAACCTAGGCCAGAAGATGCTCAACGGGCGTATGTTCATTCCATACTCCTCCACTGAGAACTTCAAGATGAAGATCGACCAGAAGGAGGCCTTCTACGTTCCTCAGCTGACTCACCACAACACCGCTGAAATCGCAACGCTCATTTCCGGTGTGCTCAATATGTTAGACCGTATTCTCCAGCTATCTCCCCAGGAGATTGGTCAGGCAGCTCCGCATGAACAAACCGCCGAAGAGACTAAGATCGTTGCTCAGAACACTTCGACTCGGGTCACGTTCACAGGTTCATTCATAGACGATGGAGATTATGCTAAGAAAGTGATGCTTTATGATGCGACCATGGCCTACGCCGACGACGATATCACCGTTGGCATTACGTCTTCATTGGCTGCAACGGAGAAGGAATTCAAAGACCTCCTTGCTAAAGTTGGATTCTCCATCAGCGACGATTCCTCTTACGATCCGGAGAACCCGGACTCCATGCATTCGGTGAAAGGCAAAAAGAGTGCCCTCAGGATGGAAGCCTTTTCCTCCAGCCGCGATGCCTCCGAACGTATTGATAGCCCAGCTATCGCCGATGCCATGTCCAAGATCTTCGGGGCCATTGCCGGTAACCCAGTTCTCATCCAGGCCATCGGACCCATCCAGCTGGTGGAGCTGCTAAACCAGATCGTGACCACCATGGGGTTGCCTAAAGAATTCCGTCTGAAAGGCAAGGCCATCGATGTGAATGCCGGTCAGGAGCAACAGGGAGAGCAGGTGGCTGGTATGCTCAAACAGTTCGCCGCCCAGATTGAACAGGAGATAGCCGCTAAACAGCAGGAGACGTTACAGGCCGCCGTCCAGGCTTCCGCCCAGCAGACCCAGCAAATCGTTGGACAGGCTACTCAAGCTATTATGCAGCAAGACCAGCAGCAAACAGCTCAGGAAGGGCAGGCCATCGCTCAGGCCCTGCAGACACAGGACCAGAAGATCAACGAGCTAGGTCAGCAGGTGAATCAACTGGCTCAGATAATCCAAATGGCTCAACAGGGCATGGGAATGAATCAGCCTGGAATGGTACCACCACAAGACCCAATGATGGGCATGGTTCCGCCAGAGCAAGTGCTACAGCCATCATGAAGTATGGATACAAACGTAATCGTTCAGTTAATAAGAGAGTCTAAGCATTCAATCATCTCCGATAATAGCTGGGCCCTGATCATCGCTGCTCTAACTCCAACCCTCATGGCGCTGGCTGCCTATATCAAGGCCAAGTCGGTAAGCGAACAAGTCAACCAAGTGCATCTTTCCATCAACTCACGCCTGGACCAGTGGTTAAAAACCGAACGGCAACAGGGGATAACCGATGGTAGGATTGAGGAGCGAAAAGACGCAGAGACATTAAGAATCAATGCCCAATCAGCAGACGATCCTAGCAAACCGGCTCCCACTAAATCCTGAGCAGCGAGGCCTGCTAGCCAAGCTGTTCGCTTCTCCGGAGTACAGCCTTCTCCAACAGCTCATCATCGCCAGGGCTATCAATTGCCAGGTCGATGCTATGAACACAGCGCTGTACGAGGATAACGAGTTGGCCTTCATTAAGGCCGACTCACAACGGAAGAAAGCAGCTTTCTATCAAGCCATGCTTGACGAACTAGAGTCTTTAGCGCTAAAGGAGGACCAATGGTCGTTAGTTGCCTTAGAACATAGGCGCTAGCGACGAATAATTATGCCTGCTGAAGCACCTCCAGAAGCCACAAATACACCTCCAATAACTCCTCCAGCTCTGGGTGGTGAATCACCACCCATAGCGCCTCCTCCGGGCCCTCCGGAAACCGATCCGAACCATCAGATGGCGCTTCTTATCGCCAAGAGGGCGGAAAAGAAGGGCAAAAAGGAGGAGACAAAGGAGGAACCAGAGACACCAGAAACTAAACCAGCAGAGGCTAAAGAGCCCCAAAAGGGCAGCGAAAAGCTGGGTGACCTGATATCAGACGCCCTGCGCTTTGGTAAAGATAAGCCTAAACCAAAGCCGGATACCAAACCGCCGCCGGAGAAGAAGGTAGAGGCTACCACTCCGGCGGCTCCACCACCTACTCCACCTCCGGATAAGACGGTAATCAGCAAGAAGAGACCGGAACCAGCTCC